CTCCTCCGGTCAAATACTTTATGGTTAGTGTCGTGTTGTTCGGTGCTATTCCGTACGATTTACTATATAGAAAGTTAGAGGGGTCAAACGCTTTATCTATCGTACTATCTCCATTATTATTGCCCATATTTAAATTAGAAGGGTCTGGAAGTATTACTGAGTCATCACTACTGTTTGTACCTGCACCAAATTGGAGCTGTAGATATCCGCTGGATAAAAATCTTGAAACAAATCTTCTTGGTACTTTCCTTAAACTTAAAGTGTGAGGCAGTCCATTAGAGGTAGTTGTTGTCGCTTCTTCATCTACGTAGACTGTATCTTGACCTAAAAATGGCACTTCGTACCAAACATTATTATCAGAATCAGTAACTTCTAATACCCTAACAATATTACTATCTTGAATAGTGATTGTTTTAAATTTTTCTACCGATGTTATAGTTTGTGTAGTAGTTTTAACTTCACCAGAAATTGCTTTTACTTTCTTTGTAAGTTTATAATTCTCAGGGAGGTTAGATCCATCTAAACTATTAATTATAACATCTGTGGGATCAAATGAACTTGAATAACTAAAGTCAATTCTTTGATCTATAATAAAGGGTGTTTGTGAACTATCTGTAGATTTTAGTATAGCGTTTGGCTGTATAACAGCTGCTTGAGTCCAGTCAGGATTGTAACTTCCACCGGTCGCATCTATTATTTGAGAAATCTCTACTTCTACTTCTGAGACTCCGGTGGTTTTTGGTTTATATCCCATCATATACGCTAACGCATATAAGTTTTTAGGATCTTTAGCGTATGTTAAATACGTTTCTTGAAGCTGTGTATCTTGATAGAAAGATAAAACATCTCCTACATAAGAAGCCATTTCTATAAACATCATACCCGGTGAGGTAGGAGAGAAATCGTTATAGGTATCAGGGAAGTAGTTTTTAGCGTACTCCACTAACTGATTTCTAAAATCAGAAAAGTCTTTATTGATATACTTTATATCCCTTTCTTCTGCCATTACTGTTCTATATTAATTAGAAGTTCATCTTCTATATTTGTATCTATTATTTTATACTGTAGATAAAACCTAATTGTGTTTGAATCCGGTATAGCTGTAAGTTCAAACTTGGTTGGAGAAACTCTAGGGAAATAAGTAGATAAGTCATCTTTAATCAACTCTTTTATATCCTCTAAAGTATCTTCATTTATATTTTCAAATAACAATTTTCTAATATCAGAACCAAAAGTAGGGTTGAGGTAACGTTCACCTTTATTAGTCAAAAAATAATTAATTAGGTTATTCCTAATAGCGTCTTTAGTTAGGTAGTTAGAATTGAATACAGCGGTACCTGTAAATGGTAGGTCTACTCCGATTGCTTTTCTATCCTCTAAATCTAAAGGGTATATTTTTTGAATTTGAAATGCCATTATAGTTTATTACTACTTTTTTCGTTAGCTAGATCTAAAACTTTTTTAGCTTTTTTAACAAAACTTAATTGAGAAATATCTAAACCGGGCATATTTTCCGGTGTTGTCATTCCCATTTGATTAGCCATAGAGGAAGCAAAATTTGGTTTCTGAATCATAGATGAATCAAAATTCATTACATTTCTTGCGTCTTCCCCAGACATATTCTGTTTAGTTTGGTTCAACATCTCTTGAATTGGATCTCCAAAGTTAAGGTTTGTTAGTTTTGGCTTCATGTCAGGTAAGCCCATCATTTCGGCTAGATCTTGTCTTGAAGGTTTTTTTGGTGCAGACCACGAGGTTTCCCCTGCTTTTGGAGCAGGTTGTAATCCTGTTGGAGTGCTAGCTATTTTTACCGCTTCGTTCATTACCTCTTGTAACTCTTCCTTAACGGCAGCTCTCACTTCTTCTCGTATAATCTGTCTTAGTTGATCGAGTTTCATATATATAAATAGTTAGTTTATGGAAGTTGATTATCTATTCTAAATTTTAATTCATCTATTAGTACCTGTTCAGAGCTTGCAAAGGATAAAGGTCCTTTTAGTACTATAATACCTCTAAAATCTTTTGCTACTGCTTGTCTCTGTGGTACATTTATTCCTGTTTCTGTATTTGTGACTATAGACAGAGTGTAGGTATTTCCATTTGTAGTAGATGTATACTCTGTTCCTTTACCTATTCCTCCAGCAGTAGTAGAGTTGTTCTTATCTTGTAGTCCATCTAGTATGTCTTTTCTATCTTTATCTGATAGGTTAGGATTAGAGGTACATCTAGCTAATAGCATTTCTATACGGCTTATTTTCATCTTTATAGGAGTAAAAACACCTGTTGCAGAAGATAGTATAGCTTTGATAGCTTCTTGGTCATCTTCTAAAGTATTAATCATCTTTGAAGTAAAAGTTAATACTTGTGCTTGTGCTTGTATTACTCCTGTTGGAACAGAAAGTATCACACCTCCTGCAGGACCTGGCGGTAAACCTATTGTTGAAGGTAGGGGCATATGTGCTAGAATCTCTACTACTATTTTACCTGCTAGTATTGGTTTATCTAATTTCTTTGGAAGTTTTTCTAATTGCCCTACCTGTCTATCTACCTTATTCATTAAACTATTTACATTGTCAACAGTCTTACCCATTTGCTTTAAAACTTCAGGCGGTGGACATTGATTAAGTAGTTCGTTTATAATTTCATTTACTTTAGGTTCAGCATATTCAATAGCCATTGCTAACAAATCTCCTACTTTAAGAGCAGAAAATTGTGCAAGGAAGCTTTTAAATTCTTTTAAATATCCGTGTGGCATTATTCAGTATATACTTTTCTAGATTTAAGTTGAGATTTACCTCCGGGGTTTATTTGGTTCTGTAAGCCTTTAAGAGATGCTTTCATTACTTTTCCTCTTGTTATTAAATTCTGTACATTTACTCCGGCTGTTCCTGCTACAATTAAATCATCAGCTAATGCTTGGAGATTGAATAAAAGGGTGTGTAGGAATCCTTCCATTGACTCCCCTAGTATAACCGGTTCGAATTCTTCTACTAATGCTTTTTCTCCTAAGTATATTTTTTCAGCATCTAATGCAATATAGTCTTTAGCGTCTAGATTTACAGTTTTTGAAGAAACTCCAAATGCTTCTTTAGTTGAAAATAAAGTACTCTCTTCTTTTGAGTTAAAATACAACCTACCACCGTTAATCATGACTTGAGATCCCTTATATGTATCTGCCTTAATAGGAGGTTTTTTCCAAGCTTTTGTTTTATCTCTAGCTTGTTTTAAGGGTGCTGTTTGATTAGATAATAAGTAAATAGAAGAATCATCTTCATTTATATTCTCTTCTATTAAATCATCTCCATTACCAACTTGTTTCTGTCCATTACTAATTAAAGTAAACGGGTCTCCATCATTTGATTGATCAGTAAATGAATTCTTATAATGTTTAGCTCCTGAAAATCTAATTGACTGTCCATGTCTACCTTCTACTAATATATCACCAGGGTAGGGAGTTAAAGGATTAATGTCTGTTAGTTCCTTAAAATCGTTACCTAGTCCTTTTTTAGTTTCTTTTTGATCAGGAGCTGCGTTATGATGTGGGTGGTTCCAAACTGAGACTATAGTCGAGTAGTAAGCTTGTGTACTGGTAGAGTTAAGTGAGCCTAATTTAGAGTTTTCAATACCCGTAACTACTTTTTCATCAGGGGCATGGGAAATTAATACAATCTCATTAACCAGAGGTAGGACTCTAATAGAAGCGTTCAAAGGATACGCTATGGGAAGAGTTGTAGTATCACTAGTATCTACTCTTCTATCTACAGGTGCGTATTTTATACCTCCTATACATTTATTTCGTCCGTACTTATCGTATTCAGGATGAGATTCATCTAATATTACATCAAGTACGCGTACAGGGGTAAGTTCCTTAGCTCTAGAATTAGGGGCTGTAGAATTTGAGTTTTGAGAATATGTGTTAGTTGATAAACTACTCATCTGTTTCTTCTACTTTCTTAGTAGCTTCTAATTCCTCCTCTATTTGATTTTGTTCGTCTAATAAGTCTTGTAAGTCTGAAAAGTCAAAGTCACTTCCTGCTTCACCTTTAGCTTCTGCGCTTACTATCCTTTGAATGATTGTGGCCATCTTAATTAAAGCGTCGTCATTCTTTACACCTATCTCCATGTACTCTTTTATCATAGGGACGATTAAAGTCGCATCTCCTATGTTCTCTATTAGAGGTTTTAACTCTCTAATTAACCCTTGGACTTGTGATCTTGTATCTTTAGAGTTATCGTAGATTTCTCCGAAAAGATCTGATAGGGTCTTTCCATTAAATATTTCTTTATCTAAACTCATAGTTTATAGTTTTATTATAAATAGAGTTACAATGGTTTTCTAGAAAGTAGACCTAGGTCGTAGTATTTTTGGTACCTTTCGTAAAAATTAGCTTTTAGTACATTCAGTACTTTAGTAAGGGCTGGTGTCTCACAGTCGGTCATCTCTCTAATGTAAATGTAAAGGGCTTTCTTTTTGAAGATATCTAAATCATTTCTTGTCTTAAATATAGTTAAAACGGCGTCTGCTATTTTAAGTTCTTCGGATTTAGAGAATATATAATCGATTTCATTATACATTTCCTCTACCCATTCATCTATAAAAGTACTTAATGTTCTAGCGTTAGGTGAATCTGGGTCTCCGGTAGTTTCGTAAGATTCTTCTATATCAGAAAAAGAACCTATCTGTTTTAGTTTTTTGTAGTTAATATTATTGTAATTAATTAACCATCTTTTAACTATCGTACCGAAATAGGAATATGCTTTGGCTCCATTATCAGGGTCAAACTTATCTATCTTCTGTTCAAGTAAAACAGAAACGACCTCGTGTTTGAGGTCTTCTATCCGCTCTACATCTGTATAGTAGAATTTAAACGTATGTATTATATTCTCTGCTAACTTATAAAAAGGTAGGTAGATATGATCGGTGAATATTTTAGCTCTGTACTCATGATCGGTTGATACGTTGTAGAGTTTTATATATTCTTCTGTCTCTGAGGTAAAGTAGTTAGCTTTGGATTTCTTCCTTGCCATAGTTTTCGGGGAGCATGTACTTATTTAATTCTTGCTGTACAAGCTGCATTTGTTTAAAGAACTCTCCCACTTCATCATCAGATTGAAATACCCCATC